CGCATATACTGTGCCAGATGGGTCAACACTTACATTTACAGCGGCTCCTTCTAGTAACTCTGGTAATAATATATTTGTATATTTTCTTGAACTTGCAGGTGAAAGTGTAGCTCCTGCCGCAGAAAATAAAGGTAACTTTAAGCATGGTGGTATGTTTAGAACAAATGCTCAGTCTATGACTATTAATACTACTATTACTGCTACTGAAAATGCCACAGCTACAGGTACATTAGGTATAGCATCTGGTGTGACGTTGACTATCGAAAGTGGTGGGAGGCTAGTAGTACTATGAGTACTTTAAAAGTAGATACAATACAACATAGTGGTGGCACTACAGGTTTAACTATTAATAGTGATGGAAGAGTGCTTCAACCAAACCTTCCTGCTTGGAGAATAAGTCTAGCTTCAGATGCAAGTGTTTCAAGTGATACAGGGTGGCAAGTTATAGCATGGGATGAAACAAATGTTAGCGGTGAAAATCTATATTTACAAGGAGGTTGCACAGTAGTTAGTAGTAAAATAGTTGTTCCAGTTGCAGGAATTTATATGTTTGGTGTTAACCTAAGAATTGATGGGATTGCTAACGGTAATTATTTAACTTGTCAAATAGAGCGAAATGATGGGGAAACTGGTAATGAAAATGCGGCATTTACAGAACAAAATGCAGGTGCAACTTATGCAATGATTACTATGAGTTCTGTTATGAAGTTTGCGGCTTCAGACACAATAAGAGTTAAAGTAGCATCACCAGATGGAACATATACAATTCAAGACCACTGTACTTTTTATGGAGCGTTGATAGGATGAGTACACTCCTACTAAACACATTAACAGGCAAAACCTCCGCAGGGTCTATCGTGGTGACAGGCGAAGGTGGTTCTAATACCACTAATATGCAACAGGGTTTGGCGAAGGCTTGGACTAATTTTAACGGCACTGGAACTATAGCACATAGGGATAGCTTTAATTGTGGTTCTTTAACTGACCAAGGAACAGGTCAATACGATATAAATTTTACATCAAATATGGCAAGTGCAAATCATTGTCCTACTGGAAATAGTAATGCGTATAATGGTACTAATAATTTCAACTCATCGGCTTTTTGTCCTGTGGGAACATCTCATAGTAGCATGACAGGTAATACAGCTTCTAATACAAGTTTAGGTTCTTTTGAGTCAGGAGGCTCTTATCAAGATGCGGAATTAAATTTTGTTAGTGTAGATGGAGACTTAGCATGAGCATAGCACATGGAACAATAGCGTTTGACACGCTCACAACGTCTGACCAAGCAAACACTGGCACTGAGAAGTCACTAGATACGAGTTATATATTTAATGGTGTGGCTAAAGCGTGGGTAAATTATAATGGTGATGCATCAGGAGGAACTATAAATGATAGTTTTAATCATGCCAGTGTTACAGACTCTGCTACAGGTAAGTTTAGAACTAATTTTACTAATAGTATGAGTAATGCAAATTGTAATGCTGTTGGTATGGGTAGAGGTTATCACATAAACTCATCTGGAGATGATGATAAAACAACCACAGGAGAACTGCACATGACCTTTTATGTCACAGGAACTAGTGGACAAAGCACAGCCTATGATTTGAGCAGAGATTATGTTAGTTATTTTGGAGATTTAGCATGATAGAAACACCAGAGTTTCAAGGCACACACTTATGGGAGCGTCTATGTTGGGCAAAGGAAAAGCTAGAGCCTTACAGGAGCGAGTACTGTATAGTGTGGGAAGATCCTAATGATATGGAAGACCCTGCTAAAGTCACACACCCAGACCCAAACTGGATGGCTTGTGCATTACAGGGTGGCATACTACCACCAGTACAATCCTACTGGGAACTGAAGAAAGATGAGAACAAGCCTGACTTTGTAAAACATACCAGAGGTCCAGAGCTTCTACACAATATGCCTCCCATTGGTCCTATGACTGAAGAAGAAGCAATAGAGTATTTAATAATGAAGGACATACCTGAACACGTTTGGCGTGATTGGGATAAATCGAACAAACCCAAAATGGTGATTTGTAAGAAAGACCAGTTACCAACAACTCGTGAATGGCGAAATGCTTGGCAAATTAGCGAGGATTTGGTTATAAAAGAAGAAGCTGCATAAGGAGAATAGCATGACAAAATCATATATTACAGACATGAAAGGCAACACGGCAGATGCCTCTAGTGTAACTAAACCTTCTGACCGACACTTTAGAAATGCGTGGGTCCTGAACGGTGATGTCATAAGCGAGGACATGACAAAGGCAAAAGAGATATTTAAGGACAAGATTAGGAGTGTACGTCAACCTCTATTAGACGCTGAAGATGTAGTGTACATGAAAGCGTTAGAGGCTGGAGATAGTTCTGCACAATCAGCGTGTGTATCTAAGAAGAAAGCATTGAGAGATGCAACGTCTACCTCTGCTATTGATGCGGCAGATAATATTACCAAGCTAAAGGCCGCTTGGGATACAAGCACACTGGGTACTAGCCCTTACGCATAAGGATAAGTAAATGGCACTAACTAAAGTAACAGGAGCAGGGGTAGAAGGGTTAAGCCTTTCTTCAAGTTCTACTGCAATATCTATAGACGCTAATGGTCATGTAACCAAGCCATTACAATCTGCTTTTTTAGTTAATCCTTCATCTAATCAACTTAATATAGCAGTAAATGCTACTACAACTCTAGCGTTTGGTACAGAAAGATTTGACCAAAACGGAGATTTTGCAAGTAATACTTTTACTGCTCCAGTAACAGGTCGCTATCATTTTAATTTATTTAGTTATATAAAAGCTCTTAATCATGGCTATAGTATTTTTCAGGTAAGATTAAATACAAGTAATGTAACAATGACTTGGATTATTGACCCTAGATATGGAGATGCAAATCCAGATTATTACCCTGTTCATTTTAGTACTTTAGTAGATATGGACGCTAATGATACCGCCCATGTTGAAATGGTTATTCCAAACTATGGTTCCGCACAAACGGACTTTGATGCGGCATCATATTTTTCAGGTTATTTGGTATGTTAAGGAGAAACAAATGGCAAAGCTAACACTAACGGTAGAACTTACAGACACAGAACAAACTATATTAAAGAATGATTTGCTAGACCTAGATGCGTGGCTACAAGCCGCTATGACAGGAAAAGTAAATAATGCTTGGAAAAGGATGCAGTCAGAGTGGACAACAAAACTGATGAATGATGAGAGCTTTACTGACCCAATCCCAAGTAATCAAGCAGACTTTGTAACATTAGTTACATCAAGAAGTGACTATAAAACTAGAAAAGAAATTCAAGATGCTGATGATGTGGCATTTGCAGAACAAGCTAAAAAATCAGGAACTTAAATAAATGCCATACATAGGTAAATCACCAAAGAACTCAGTCCGTAGCCGTTTTACATACCAAGCGACAGCAGGGCAGACATCTTTTAGTGGCAGTGATGCTAACGCTCTGACACTCAGCTATTCAGATAGTTTGTATATGGACGTTTATCAAAATGGGGTGTTACTTAAAAGTGGCACGGACTATACAGCGACCACAGGTACGACTATGGTGCTAGTTAGTTCAGCATCAGCTAATGACGTAGTTGAGATGGTAGTCTACGATGTGTTTGACGTAGCCGATAGCTACACTAAGACACAGGCAGATACACGCTATCCATTCTTAGGCAACAACTCAATTATTAGAACAAATGGCAACTCTATCAGTGCAGACATTACAATAGACAGTAGCACAAATGGATTATCGGCAGGACCAATTACAGTAGGCTCATCTAGCACTGTAACTGTTGCAGGACACTGGAGTATAGTATGACAAGTAAGCTAGTCTTAGATAATATAGCAGGAAGAACTACAGCAGGTAGTATAACTATTGTTGGAGAAGGCAATAGTACAACTACAAATCTACAACAGGGTATTCTTAAATGTTGGGGTACTGTAAGCGGAGTAGATACTACAATACAAGATAGTTTTAATTTATCTTCTTCTGCGGACAACGCTACAGGTTCAAAAATTGAAACTATGACTAATCCAATGGAAACAGGAGCTAATTATTCTGTGTGTAGTACTGTATTTTATGCAAGTGGTTCAGGGAATGGTCTACACGCTTATACGGAAGCTACATACACTACTACTCAATTTAGAATAGACACATTAAATTATAATAACGATTCTGATGGGGATTGCGGTGCTGTATTGTTTCAAGTAGCAGGGAGTTTAGCATAATGACAAGTGAA